ATGAGAGTTTACATCTCGCTGAAATAGCATTAAAGCAACTTACTTCAATGATAAAAGAGCCGTCAGAGCCGTCTAAGGACACTCAAAAGAATGACACTCCAGACCCATTAGTAGAGTTCTATAAATTAATCAAAGTTTAAAATTTAATAAATAAAAATGGAAAATTACGAAGAAAAAGCGAAGGCTATCAACTCAAAGTTGGATAGTATTGAGCAATCGATGGCGGAGAAATCTAAGCTAATCGAAGATTTATCAAAAAAGGGTGAAGCCGTTGAGAAACTAGAAAACGAAGTTAAAGAACTTAACGAAAAACACTCTAAACAATTAGACGAGTCTGTAAAGGCTTTTGAAGAAAAGTTCAAAAAACAACAAGAGCATTTAGATAAGTTAGACATTGCAGGACAAAAGTCTGCAAAGCCGTTGACTTTAGCTGATGAAATCAAATCTAACATTGAAACTAGAATTGAGGACATTAAACTAGCTTCTAAAGGTAAGATAATTACTTTTGAAACTAAAGCTGATATGACAACTGGTTCTAACCTTTCTGGTGATGTACCTGCTTTCACTAAGCTAGGTGGTGTTTATTTTGACCCTTCAAGAGCGCAACACATTAGACAATTCTTAAATGTTATTCCAATCTCTGGAGATACATTGTATTTTGACCAAGAGACTGCATACACAGATAACGTTGCTGTAAGAGCTGAGGGTGCTGCTGCTGGGCAAACTGATTTCACAATCACAGAGCAAAGCAAAGCAGTTGAGAATATCTCAACATACCTAACTCTTACTAAACAAATGTTAGGTGACGCTGCTTTCTTATCAGCTTACATTAACAATAGAATTGGAAGTAAGTTAATGGCATACGAAGATACTCAAATCCTTTATGGTACAGGTGCTTCTAACCAATTAACAGGTATTACAACTGTTGCTAGTGCATACTCTGACCTTTTAGCAGACTCAACCGTTAATAGATATGATGTATTATTTAACGCTACTATTAACGCTATCAATAATGAGTATAGACCGACTTTAATCGTTCTACACCCAACTGACTACATGAACTTGTTGTTAGAAAAAGATAGTCAAGGTGCTTACCTATTCCCTGCTTCATTAGCAAGTGGACAAGGTATGTTTGTTAACGGTGCAAGAGTAATAGCGTCTACTGCAATGACTGCTGGTGACTTTGTAGTTGGTGATTTTACAATGGGTTGTACTTTCGGACAAAGAGAAGGTATTAACTTCACAATAGGTAACCAACACTCTGACAACTTAATCAAAGGTAAAGTAACAATCTTTGCTGAGGAGAGAGTAGTACTAGGAGTACACAACACTAACGCATTTGTGTATGGTGACTTTGCTAGTGCATTAGCACAAGGTACAGCATAATAATAGTACCAAAATATATATAGTTCCTTTCTGTTCCCTAGATAGCCCCTTAACATTAATTTGTTGGGGGCTTTCTTTTTTGTATTACTTTTTTTTGTATATTTGCACAAGTCATAAATTAGTTTTTTTTGGTTATGGGGCTACTTCGTTTAACACACATTCATTACAATTCCAAATGGTAGCCCCTTTCTTTTGTGATTATGAGTGCTATTAACAACTTAAAAGGACATATAGTAAAAGATAGTAAGGTACTACACTATGAGAGGCTAGAAAATAATCTTTATTTTGCAGTTGTATTAATGTATGAGCCAATATATGATGGTGGCGGGTTTAAAAATTCTTCTAACCTTAGCTGTTTAGCTATTATGACAACAGGAAATAAAACAAATTATGGAAATGGTGTTGTAGCTTTAGACGATGCTGTCTATATAGAAAATGAAATTAATGGCTGTTTTAGTGATTTAAGACAAACAACAACTAAAGATGGGTATGTAGTGTCTCAAAAAGCATATAATTATACAGAGATTAATATTGATGATAAAAAGATAAGAAGAAGGATGGTTAAGTGGGTTGTAGAAGTACCTAAGAATGATTTAATTAAATATTGTTTGTGAAATACCAACTATCCATACTAATCCCAACAATTCCCGAAAGGATAGAGAAACTAAAAAGACAATTAGACAAAATACCTAATGAAGTGCAGGTAATTTACTTAGGTGACAACAAAACAATAAGCACAGGGAAAAAAAGAAACATATTGCTAGGTCTTTCAGAGGGCTTATATTCTACATTTATAGATGATGATGATTTAATATCAGATGATTTTGTAAGCGAGATATTAAAAGCTATCAAAGAAAATGATGTAGATGTTATATGTTATGAGGTGGGTATAACCTTTAACGGTGAAACATATAGAACAGTATTATATTCAAAAGACTACATTAATCAAAACAAAGGCTCATTATATCTAAGGCGACCTAATCACTTAATGGTATGGCGAACTGAAAAGGCAAAAGAAGTACCCTTTTTAGATGTTACTGTTGGTGAGGATACTATATGGGCAAATCAAATGGTAAGAAGAATTGACACACAATATATTATTAACAAACGCTTATATAAATACTATGCAATTGAAGGAAGGCATAACGGTAGTAATAGTTAGTGATGCTACATTAGAGAGTATGGAGAACCTTACTCAAAACACTATATATCATGCTTTAGAGGATGATAATGTAGAGGTAATAGTAGTGGAAAGGAATAACCAAATAAACTACCATAAAGCAAAGACAATACATTATAATTTTCCTTTTAATTACAACAGATGTTTAAACTATGGTGCTATTGAAGCAAGGACAGAGTATATATGTTTTGCTAATAATGACCTTATATTTATGAAGGGCTGGACTAACATAGTAAAAGAAATGCAGAAACACAATCTAAGGTCTGCAAGTCCTCAATGTCCTCAAAGACATGGTTATAATAAGAACGGAGTTAGCAAAGGTTATAAAGTAGGTGATTTATTTGCTGGGTGGTGTTTTGTATGGGAAACAAGTCTATTCTATGAGTTAGGAGGATTAAATACAGACTATGAGTTCTATTGTGCTGATAATGTAACAGTAGAGCAACTGAAAGATAACGATATTGAGCATGGATTAGTAAAGAGTTCAGAAGTGCAACACTTAGTAAGTCAAACGCTAAAGACAAAGAATGAGATTGAGTTTTTGCAATATACTATGGATTGTGTAAAGAGGTTTAATAAAGATTACAAACAAAATATATTTGGATTAAATGGATAAGTGTCCTAAATGCAATAGCAGACTATCTAACTGGGGTGGTTTTAAGTTGAGTGGTAAATTTATAACAGTTGCTTGGAAGTGCTTTAGGTGTAATCTTACATTTTATGACTACAAAAACCTTTTTAAATGAATAAAATATCACCACACGCTTTTGTTAGTCCTAATGTTATAATGGGTAAGGGCAATATAATAGAGGCTAACGCTATTGTGTTAGATGGTGTTATATTGGGTGATAACAACTATATTGGATATGGTTGTGTAATAGGCGACCTACCCGAAAAGATAGGATATTTTGAGAAAGAAAAAAACAAGGGAGTAAGGATAGGAAATAATAACAGGTTTACTAAGTTGGTAACTGTTGACGGTGGCACACAAATAAAAACAGAGATACTAAATGACTGTACTTTTTTAGCTGCTGCTCATGTTGGACATGATTGTGTTATATCTAGTAATTGTATATTGACTTGCGGTGTTAAGTTGGGTGGTGGTACTTTGGTTTTAAGATATTGTAACTTTGGGTTAAATTCAGTAACACACCCTAGAACTACCGTTGGTATGGGAACTATGTTAGGTGCTAATTCATTTTTAAAAGGATGTAGCAGAGCATGGACAATATATGCAGGAGTACCAGCAAAAGAGATAGGTGAAAATTTAAGAGGTAAACAAAGATGGCTAGGGTAATAGTAAGTTTTCCAACACATAACAGATTAGAATATACTAAGATATGTTTACCTAGAGTTATAGAAGAGTGTAAACTATCTAAGCATGATGTAACGCTTTGTGTATTTGATGATGATAGTACAGATGGAACTAAGGAGTATTTAAAGACGCTAAAAGGAATAGACCACCTAATATTTAATAAGGTAGGTAATACTGTTTGGCAGTTTAATTACTGCTTAGACCATAAGGATATTTACGATTATATATACTGCATGGCTAATGATATACTAATGCCAGAGGGTATAATAGACGAGATGGTAAAGATAATGGATAGTGATTGTTCAATAGTTAGCGCAATGGTGCAGGAGTGTAAAGGATTACCATACATAAGAGATTACAAACTAGAAGAGCATAGCCACACATCTAGTTTAGGGATACATAGGATAAAACTATTTGACTACATAGGAAGTAGTGATAGATTTTTTGGTTTTCAACCATACCAAGAGGGATTAGTTAAGAGAGGATTAAAAGCTATAAGGGTAAAAGGAATAGGCAACACTAATTTAGACATGAGTGCATGGAGTAGACAATATGAGTATGGGAAAAAAGGATATGCTAGAACTGGATTAGTAGGCAATAAAAGAAGTGTTTATAAATTAGAACAAGATAACCCAATAAAAGGCAGTTTAATAAAATGATAAAGATTAAGCAAGGTAATAAAGAGGCTATATTTATTCACATTCCTAAGACTGGTGGCTCTGCAATAACCAGATACTTAAAAGAACACTACGAGTGGACACCTATAAACTTAATAAACGGAAAAGAGAGTAGTCATATATTTAGTAGGTTTGTTAAATTTGATGCACCTAGTTTTTGCATGGTTAGACATCCTATTGCTTGGCATGAGAGTTTATGGAAGATGTTAGTAGATATGAGCCCAAATTTTAAGGGTGCAAGAGCAAGGGGGTTTAATCCGATAGCCATAGCAGGGTTAATGTATAAACCTGTATTCTCTGATTTTATAGACACACTTTTAGAACAAGCACCAGACTATTATAATGAAACAATAACTAGACATTATAGAGATGGAATGAAGTGGGGTAAACAAGAGAATTTAAATAGTGATTTTTTAACAATAATGTCTAATATGGGCTTTCAAACTTTTGGTAAGGTAAGACAGTTTGGTGGTAGGAATAGAAAGTGCGAATGGAAGGAAGGACAAAAGGAAAAGATAATGGAGGCTAATAAAGAAATGATTAAAAAGTTTAATTATTGAAAGTATTATTTCACATACCATTTTATATTGACTGGAATGTAAGCGGTGGCGAAATGACTGCTAAAGACCTTATACAAGCATTGCAAGAGGATGGAAACGAGGTTAGAATATTAGTAGCTTTAAAAAAGGACTGGACAAACCCCATATTGTTTCAACATGATGAGCAGGGGATAACCGAACACTATAAATGGTGTGATATTGCAATCACTCACTTAGGGCAGCATGGAATGGCATACAATAACGCTAAGGCAACTAACAAGCCTTTGATATGTTATTTACACAACTCTTATCGATATGGGCTTGTAGAGAGCCGAAAAGAGATAAATGTTATATATAATTCAGAGTTTGTCAAGAGTGTATTAGGTGAAACTTATAAGCGAAATAACGGTATAATAATTAGACCAATACTTTACCCTAGATTTAAGGAGTCTAAGGGTGATAAGGTGCTTATTATTAATATGAATGAGAATAAAGGTGGCAAACAGTATTTAGATGTAATAAAAGCAATGCCAGAGCAAGAGTTTATATGTATTAAAGGCGGTTATGGTGAGCAGATAGTGCCAGACCTGCCTAATGCAACTGTAATAGATAATTGTTTAGATATTGAGCCTTATGTAAGAGAGTGTAAATGTTTACTAATGTTGTCTAAATATGAGAGTTAAGGACGTACTGCCGTTGAAAGTATATTATCAGGGTTGTATGTAGTGTATAATAAGACTGGGATAGGATTAAAAGAAGCTGTTGGTAGTGCTGGAATAGAAGTTGATAGGTATAATACTGACGAAGTGGTGTCTGCAATTAGAAAAGGTGTAGATATTTCAAAAAGAAAAGCAGAATTATTACAACAAATTGCGTTAGATAAAGAAAATTTTTGTATATTTGTAAAAAATTGCGTAAATGGACACAATTATTAGGGAATTAAAAGAGGTTTATTTAGAGTTTAATTTAGCTAAAGAGCATGAGTTTGGGGGTGTTCCAATTCCTCAAGATGTTTTAGTTAGATTAAAGGCTAAGGATAAGGATAAAATTGTAGAATTAGGGTTAATTAACGGAGAGGTAAAGGAAATTGAAGTTACCACTACTTATATGAGTGATGGCAAACAGTTTAAGAAGGATAAGTTAATTAATAGTTATGAAATTAAAGGCAATTAAAGATATAGCTGGTGGGTTCAATACTCACTTGATTAAGGAAGGCGATATATTTGAAGAGAGAGATGAAGCGAGAGCGAAGTATCTAATTACAATAGGGAAGGCAGAGAAGGTGGATAGGTCTTATGAAGACCTTGAAAAGAAAGTAGTTAGGTCGGTGGGTAAGAAGAAGAAGAATGGCGAGTAGATTGCTAGATGTACAAGTGAGTGGCGCACCAGCGAGTGAGCCAGTAACAACAAGCGAATTTAAAACATTTGCTAACATTGGTTATGCTACTGATGATACTCTTATTGGTACTCTTATCGAGAGTGCTAGAATAGCCATAGAAAAATACACTAAGAGGTCATTTGTTACTCAAACATTAGTAGCTTATTATTCAAGTTATGATAAGAAGGTTACACTACCTTACCAGCCAGTTAGTAGCGTTACAAGTGTGTATCAAGTTGCTGATACTACAAGTACATTATTAACGGTTAATCAAGACTACTATGTAAAGGGTAATTTAGATAAATATTTAGATTTCGCAGCGGTTAATTCTATT